CAGAGAGGACGTGGCGATGCTTAGGAAGGCGATGATGGAGTTGGCTTATACCGCTGAGGAGAATGGTGTATACCTCTCGAATCTAACTAAAGGCAGTCAAGACGTCATCGTGGCTATGCGTCTGGGCGGGTTCAAGTGAACTGTGCGATCTGCGATCACGAATACACGACACTCGATATGCGTTTACGAACCGAGTTGCGCGGGATCTGTTTCTTGTGTGCTGAGGAAGGCGACTTTTTCGGTTTTACTTTGGAGGAAGTGACTAGATGTGTGTCTGTGGCTAGAGCAGTCCGAGCCGATCTGAACGCAACGCCCGAACAACGCCGACACATTAAGGACATGGAATCATGAGTTTTAATCCCGCCGACTACGCCGAAGTAGCAGAACGACTCCCCCTGTTTTGGAAAGACTGCCCACTAGGACGAATCAACACTGAGATCATTACCGATGACGGCACTCGAATCGTTATGAAAGCAACTTTGTGGGCTGACATATCGCACACAGTCCCGACCACTACAGGGTTCGCTGAGGAAGTCCGCGGTTCGTCAATGGTCAACAAAACCAGTGCTATTGAGAACTGTGAGACAAGTGCCATCGGTCGGGCCCTTGCGAACTACCAGTATCAGGGCTCAAAGAAACGCGCCTCACTAGAGGAAATGGTCAAGGTCTACCGCCAAGGCGAACAACCCCAAACCACAACTAACGCAGCTCCTGCACGCACCCAGTCGCTCGGCTCATCCAGTGAAGGACCAACACCGAAACAACTGGCGATGCTTCGAGCCAAAAACTATGAAGGTCAAGCACCATCTACTAAGCGTGAAGCATCCGAGATCATAGACAGGCTGATGAACGGTGGCTGAACCAACGCTGGTTTACTTCAACGACTCATTGCCCGATGACCATCCGCTACTTGCAGAAATCATCCTCAAGTGCATTGACTGTCAAAAAACTGTTCATTGCCAAAACGAAGTCATGATCGCATGGTTTGTTACAGGCAAAGGTCCTATCTGTCTTAACTGTTTCCAGCATCGTTATGAACACGGGACCATTGAGCATTTTGAGGAGTTGGAACTATGAGCGACCCATCCGAAGCAGAGTTTCAGAAAGCCGTTATCACTTTGGCTAAGTTGCATCGCTGGAAAGTTATGCACACCCAGCCCGCACAAATCCGCGCAGGCCGTTGGATTACACCAAACACAGGCGACCAAGGTTTTCCCGATTTAGTCATGGTTCACCCGGCACGAGGCACAATCTTTGTCGAATTGAAAGCCATGAAAGGCGTGGTCAGTAACACCCAATGGGAATGGATTAACGCATTAGAGGACGCAGGACAAGAAGTCCACGTCTGGCGGCCCAAAGACTTAGACAAAATCAGCGCAAGGTTATCCACAGCACCGAGTCACCTACCCCGCGTCTAATATCGCTTCACAACTGACACCATCAGAGCGCACAGAGGCGTTCACTAGCCCTTGCAGGAACCTGAAGCCTGCTCTGGGAACACTCGGCAACGAGGGTAGACGGTCACGCCTTAGCGACCGATCAGCGTTCAAACGTACATTGCGAATGGTTGTCCACCGAAAACAAATAGACAGGCTCCCATGGGCTACTTGCCCTAAATAGTGGGGGACACAAACCTCACGCGCAACCCATGACAACCGACGACAACCGAGCGAGTGCCCTTCTCGCTTGGGCGTCAGTATCACTTGACCTTGACCTATGCTCTTGACATGAGCGGCAACCCTGTCTACGGAACCAAACGATGGAAAGAACTGAGGGCCCAAGTCCTTGCAGAAGAACCCATCTGCCACTGGTGCCGAAAGAAACCCAGTAGCCAAGCCGATCACGTTGTCGAGTTAGCAGCCGGGGGCGACCCATACGACAGATCAGGAATAGTTGGATCTTGCGCCAGTTGCAATGCCAGACGTGGGGCGATTTTCGTCAATACTAAAACAGCCCGACGAATACAAGAACGCAACAACGCAACCAACGGAACAACCCAAACACCCGAAAAAAGAAAAACGGAAACACCGTTTTCTTTTTCAGACAAACAGTCCACCCCGAGCCCCCACTTTCAAGATATATCAAAACGGAAACCGAGCCGAACCAGCGAGATTGAGGAGGATCTGCCCACGGTCGGTAGGGCTTTACCAAGATTGGTCACGCCTTATGAAGCGGCTGGTGACTATGTCGCATCTGTGGAGGCTTTTGCTGAGCGCGTGTATGGCGTCAGTTTGATGGAGTGGCAGAAGGTAACTCTTGCCGGGCAACTTGCTTATGCGACACCTGAGGATCGTGAGACAGGGACTTTGATTCACAGGTCGTCTTTGACAACGTCGGCGCGTCAACAGGGGAAAAGTGTGGCCCTCAGAATTTTGGCTTCGTGGTGGGCCGTCCAGATGGCCGCGATCCGTAAAGAACCTCAGACCATCATGTTGGTTGCTAACGAGTACCAGCGCGCCGCTGATCTGTTTATGGATATTGCCGAACCGATGGTTGAAATGTTTGGTGCAAAGTTGATGAAGTCGTATCAGCGTCAGTCGTTGGTGTTCCCTGACGGCACAACGATTCGTTCGGCTGCCGCGACTGCTGGCAAGGTTGGCTACTCGGTAGACCTTTTGCTCATTGACGAAATTTGGGCGATCAGTCCGCAGGTTGTGTGGGGCGCGTTGAAACCGAGCCAAGTCGCTCGAAAAAGCCCCCTATTTTCCTGCTGGTCAACGGCGGGCGATACTGGTTCAGAGGTAATGATTTCTATGCGTGAGGGAGCAATCAACTCAATTGACAAGGGCGAGAAATCGCCCATGTTTTTCGCGGAATGGAGCGCGCCAAGTGGCTCCCCAGTTTCGGATCGCCAATTTTGGCCGTGGAGTAACCCCGCCCTCGGTACGACCGTGTCATGGGAAGCCCTTGAGGACGCATACAAAACTTTGCCTAGTTCGGAATTTGTTCAGCAACATCTCAATATGTGGCAGGGCTCAACTCAATCTTGGATTCCAAACATTTGGCATGATCTTGTTTCACAAGTTGCAATGCCACCGGGTGGAATTCTTGCCGTGGATTCGAGCCTTGATGACCAGAGATATTGTGGCGTAAGGGCCGTCCAACATGACGGTCGCGTCATTGTGACTACCGAATTTGTGGTTGATTCTCAGGCTCAAATGTGGGCTGAAGTCAATCGCGTTATGCAGGATCGGGACGTGCAACTTCGAGTCAACCCAACCATCCATCCCAACGTGCCACCTGATTTTGCTAGGCGCACTCAGATCGTTGGATATCGCGAAATGAAAACGGCGACACCAATGGTTCGGTCAATGATTATTGAGGACAAGTTGCGTCACACTGGCGAAAACTCTTTGGCTGAACACGTCACGCGCGCGGTCATGGTCAAACTGTCTGAGGGTGCGGCACCGCTCAGTTCACAAAAGTCACCCGGTCCGATTGAGTTGGCGCGTTGCATGGTTTGGGCGGCCGCTGAAGCAGGACGGCCAGTCAGGTCGTCGCGTGCCGCTTTTGCTTTTGGTTGAGGGTACTTAACACAGAACAAAAAGTGTGAGAGACTCGCAAGTGATGGCTCTTTTCGGTAGCAAGAAAGTGAATGCGACCCCCGCGTTTGCGTCTGCGCCGATACAGGCTGCAGCAGGTTCTGCCGCACAGGTGGGCCAGTTCTACAGTTACTCCGTCGGGGCGTCACAAGAACTGGCCCTCTCTGTTCCCACTGTGGCCCGCTCAATTCAGATGATTGCGTCAATGGTTGGTTGTTTAGAACTCAAGCACTACACCACGCAATGGACTGGTGAGGAATACGAGGAAATCTATTTGGAGAACGAATCGTGGATGGATCAGCCCGATCCTCGCGTGACTCGAAACTTCATTTTCTCTCAGTTGGCGACCGACCTTATTTTGTGGGGTTCGGGTTATTGGTTTGTCACTTCACGGTCGCAGGCAACGGGCCGTCCGCTTTCGTTTCAATGGTTGCCCGCCGCAATGGTTACTTTGGGCGATCAGCAGACCGCGCAGCGTTTCGGGCCGTCCAACGAAATCTTTTTTAACGGTATCCAGCTGAACACTGATGATGTGGTGCAGTTCTTGGCACCGACACAAGGAATTCTTTACACGGGCAACCGCGCAATCAGTACCGCGTTAAAACTTCAGCAATCGTCGGATCGTTTCGCAGTGAATGAGATCGCCGCCGGGTGGCTCCAACAGACCGACGCATCGGAACCGATGTCGGCTGAGGACTTGTCTGAACTTGCTGGTGCATGGCGTAACGCTCGTCAGGTAGGGGCTATTGGGGCCCTTAACAGTTGCGTAACTTTCAAAGAGTTTTCTAGTGACCCAAACAAATTGCAACTGGTTGAATCGCGTCAGTTCCAAGCACTCGAAACGTCAAGGGTGTGCGGGGTCCCCGCTTACCTTTTAGGAATCGGCGTACAAGGCTACACATACCAGAACGCGCAACAAGCCCGACAAGATCTCTACCTATTCGGCGCAAAACAGTATTTAGATTGCATTGAACAAACCTTGTCAATGAATTCAATCTTGCCTCGAGGTCGGTACGTTGAATTTGACATTGAGGACTACCTCGCCGAAAACTCACTCGCGGAAGTTCCCTACGAACCGTCCGCAACAGAACGCACATCCGAGGAGATGCCAGCATGATTCGACTTAACGCTGATCTGCCTACGCTTGACTTTGCAAAATCCGAAAGCGACGCACCCGCGTCAATATCGGGAATCGCAGTTCCGTGGGCTCCAGTCACCGCGACCGTTTTAGGCGGTCAGCGTGTCGCGTTCCAGCGCGGTGCTTTTGACGTCAATCAGAAAGCCGCCAAACTTATTGAAGGCCACGACCTCACACAGTTACGCGGAACCGTCAACGCTCTTGCCGACATGGAGGAAGGTCTCGGTTTCACTGCGACTTTCGCCCGTACTCGCGCATCAGCAGACGCCGTTGAACTTGTCAAGGCTGGAGCATACGACTCGGTTTCCGTTGGAGCCGAAGTAATTGAATCGCACTACGACAAAACGCTTAAAGCAA